CCGTTATATATGACCCTGAATACCGGAGATATCAAAAACGAAGCCGGTTTTTTGAGCCCACCCCATACCAGGACTTACACCGGCCCCCTCTCCCATTGAATAGCTGTCGCCCACAAAAAGGTACTTTTTCGGGCGGGCAACGTCATGCAGCTTATCAATATCGTTTTGGAGCTTTTTATCTGCCTGTTCGCGGGCGGTCTGCTCAGCCTTGATAGCCTGTTCGCGGGCGGTCTGCTCAGCCTTGATAGCCTGTTCGCGGGCAGTCTGCTCAGCTGTGATGGCATGCTGCAGCTGTGTGTCTGCGTTCTCACGGGCGGCAATTTCGTCAGCGATCTGCTGTCTTGCGGTGGTGTCCTTAACATGGTAGGGGACCGCGTCAATGTTCATTTTGTCAAAATCTGCCATTGTGACCTCCTTACTTAGAAGAAGCTGTGGCGTGTGTTGCGGTCGTAATTGTAATGGTTTCCGTCGCGGGGGTATATTCTACAGTCACGCGGGAAAGCTTTTCGACCTCCTTAACTTTTTTCAGCGCCTCATTTGCCGTGGTTGCGGCATTAGTGGCTGCTGTGTTGGCGCTCTGTGCGTTGCTGCGGGCAGTGGGGTCTTTAACGGTAATATCCTGGCCGCCCAGATTAAAAGTAGTTACATCAGGCATAATAGTTACCTCCCTGTAATGGTGATGGTTTGGTCCTCGGGGCTGTACACATGTACATCCCCGCCGTATATGGTGCTTGCCTCACTGGGCGGGAATCCTAGGTTAATACTAGTATCGCTTGCCCGATACCACGCGGTGGGCGTGGTGAACAGTCTAGAAATAAGGTCAACCACGGAAACTTCCACGCAATTTGTGCCGATCACCACAAGTGACGTTTTGGGGATAACCTTGGGGTTTGTGCAAAGGATATCACCAACAAAAAACACACTGTTTGCGGGTAATTGTTCGGTGGCAGCCTGCCCGTTTTCCTGCTGCGGGGCTGCCGTAATAGCATTTTTGAGTGGGTCGATAAAATTTTGCAACGTAAATACGGGTGTCCAGTAGTCAGTATTTGTGATCTGCACCCCCTGGGGGACGGGCTGAACAGACAGATAGGCGGTGCCGTCCTGCGGGTCCAGCACCAGGGTATTTTGTGCGTACTGGCTGGTGATATCCCACTTAATGGGATCTGCGTACTTAATTGTATTGAGGCTGACAAAATTTGCAAGTTTCCGATTGAATTCATTAAGCGCCTCAATAATCCAATCCAGGTTCATGTCGTGGAAATTGGTGTAAGGTGCCTTGTGAATCGGATAAATGTCATTCATTTTGCGATCATCTCCTTAATATACCAGCAGGCAAAAGTTTGCCTGAATATCTGCAACGATCTTATTCACCGCGTTTTTGGCGGCAAGGGTCAGCTCCTTTGCAATCAGGTCCTGAGGGTCTTTGCCCGCCCGGCCCTTTTCGGTCACGGTGTCTTTGTACCTATCCTGCGCTTTGGTGGTCCCGTCATTGGTAGTTGTCTGGTCGTCGGTGGTTGTGTCGGTGCCGGTGCTGGTGATCTTGTTACCGGTGCCCAGGGTGGTGGTACTCTTTTCGGCGGGCACAAAGGCCCCGCTGTCAAAACCCGTCACGTCCCTGGTAGTGTTGTCACTGCCATTGTTTTGGCCGATAGTGGTAAGGTTCGGGGTGCGGGTAGTTTTGCCTGCCACCACGTTTTTGCTGCTGTTGGTGCCGCTGTTGGTCCCCTTGTGCTCCACGGTCCTGGTGCGATCATCGGAGGCCAACACGTCATAGTCAAGGCCCAGGGCTGCCGCGTACCGGGTCCAGCTGGGCAGCATGGTTTCCGAAAACACACCCAGGGCCCTTTGCATCGTGGGGCCATCGGTATAAAGTACCTCCAGCTCCAACGTATCAAATAGCAGCTGATTACATACCGCCTCTTTTGATACGCTGTCAGGCACTTTCAAATCGTTGAATAATTCGGGGTATCCTGCCAGTAACCCGTTAAAGCTTAGTGTTGCGTGCATTGTTGCTCACCTCCTGCGTGCCCGTGTCGGGTGGGAATCTCCAATCAACCCACAGCTGCGATCTGTCAATCCCAAAAAGTTTGTGCACGCGCTCACAACTGCGCTGCAAGCTGTCCAGCCACAGCGACGCTTTCGCGGCCGTCTCCACGTTGTTGGAATTGACCTCATCGGTCAGCATGCGCTCTTTTTTGCTTGTGTTGGTGTTGGGGATACCGACTTCGGTATCAAAAAGCGCCTTGATGGTTTTTAACGCGGTCAGCAGCTCATTGGTAATAAAATTGCCTTTGAGGTCAGAGGAAAAGTACATCCACGGGGACTGCCCAGAGGCCCCGGTCTTGGAGGCTTTAAGCAAAGACGAATCGACGAAAACAGCGGGATTACCCTGCATGATCTCGTCAAACATTTTTTTGAAAGATTCTGCGCCCGCCTTGTTGCCGGCAGCAAACACATATGCAAGCCGGCTGTTGATTAGATTACTCTGGATGGTCTGGGCGGCAAGGGCCATCATGTCCCCGTAATATGCTACAATGTCCACCATGCCCCTGTAGTCAGGCTGCAGGTTGATGATCTCGCACTGCCTGCCGATCTGCAAATACGGGCTGCCCTTAATAAAGGGATTTGCCACAATGGAGTGTGTCGGGTTGTAAAAGATATTGATACCGGTAAGCCCCATGCGATCATATACCAGGCCGTACCGATCAGTGTTAAATACCGTCACACCGCCGGAACCAAATACCAGGTATTGCAAGCGGTTACTGGGCCAGGTGTCGGGGAGTGTCCACCGGACCATAGACACGGCTTCCAAAAACAGGTATTTTCGGAAATAGTATGACAGGTTGTTGCCCTTAGTGTGCATGACGGACGGTGTCACCGGTGATACATGGGCATTGATCTGCTCGTAACTGTAGGGTGCCGTCATAACAGCTTGCCCCCCTTTGCCATCTTAAACAGCAGCCACACCGGCAGCTTGCCGGAAGGCCACGGACCCGGCCCAGGACCCGGCCCCGGGGGATTGCTAGCATCCCATTCCACTTCCCAGGTTCCAACCCGGTTCGGGATTCCCAGAATGGCGGAGGGGTCTGATCTGTTCGCGGTCCCATAGCCGCCTACCCAGTATTCCCAGTGGGTGTGGATGCCGGTTACATTGCCCGTCCGGCCCTGCTCGCCGATATACTGGCCCCGGGTGATTGTTTCGCCGACCTTGTGAATCTGCCGGGCAAAATGAGCAGCAAGCCAATAGCTGTTATCGCTCATCTTAACTACGATGTAGTTGCCCCAGGAATCGTTGCCAGTCGTGCCGCCTTGCCAAGTATGGGCTGTGACAACGGTACCGGACATTGGTGCATATGCTTTGTGGTCTTTGTGCACGGTGTCAATACCACCGTGATAGCTGCCGTCAGAGTATGCGGGATATGCTGCAGATACTCTAATGGGTGATACCCCCGTGATACATTGCTTATATACTGCCATTGTAAAACACCTCCTACTCAAGGAAAAAGCCGTTGCGCAAAAAGCTTTTGACGCTGTCGATCTCGGCAGCTGTCGCCGGTAAGGCAAGGTCGGGATCGTCCACCATGATAAAGCCCGGAATGGTGGACAGCTGCACACGCTGGCACAGGGGCCGGCCATGGTCCTCGTTGTTGTCGTCCGCGATAATTTTAAACCGGGCCACCATGTAGGGCACCATATCAAAGGCGATTGTGGACCCTGTAGCACCTTTGCTTGCCACGTCCGCGTTAGTTGCTTGTGCTGCATTTAAAATACCGTTTCCAACGTCCGACAAAGTCCCACCAGATAATGCCGCCTGTAGGCCCCCGAACGCTGCAGCAAAACCGGTTTGGAGTAGCCCCCCACTGCCGGAGGGGATACCAAAGTTAATATTTGACAGCTGTATGGACACACCTAGTTTTGCGGTTGTCTCGTGCACCAGCTGCTTATTGTCGGTAAATATGCGCATAACGCAGTCCCCGGTAAAAAGGTCCGTCACATATTGTATAGATAATGTGGCAGCTCCCCACAATTTAGAGGCATCAAGGGGTATCACTCCAAAGGGCTGCAAATAAATAGTGTAGTCCGTGTAAGGGGCAACATTGCAATACTCGCCACGATTTGCCGCCTGGGGGTGCTTCGGAACAGTCACACTTACCGATTTTTTAAAGTTGTTGTTATCTTCGCCCAAAATCCACCCGGGGACATCCACAGACCACCACCCGACATCAATCTTAGCCACAAGCGGCAAATGCGCGGTGAGTTCAGCGATGTCAAATGGAAAATAGTTGCAACTTACAATATACTGATACGGATTGAAAAGGACCTTTGTCAAATTGTCGCTGATTTCGGAATTATCAATACTAAGGTATGACACATCAGTCAGCAATTTTGCAGATAGTTTTTTAGCGTTTCCGGGGGTCATAACTACATAGGTTATAGCTCCGATAGAGTTGGCATTTTTGGCAATAAACCCTATCACGAAAAAACCACCGCTGATTGTTTCAGCGAATCCACCTTGAAAAGAGGTGGTTACGCTCTGCACTTTGGCTGTCGCCGGGTAAAGGCCGTCTGAAATTGTACCATCATACTTGGCGGACGATCTCACAACGTACTCAGTTGCGCTGCTGATCTGATCCCGGTAACTGGCCAGGGTGTCAACGGTCAAGGATGCAATCCAGCGCGCGTCCGAATATGTCCAGTTTTTGACCCAATAATATCGGCCAAAAATGGGTATATTGCAATAATTGTACCCGGTGGGGTTGCTTTCCGTGGCAATTTTAATTTCGGGGTCGATAATGGTGCACGGGCTTTTTAAGTTGATCTCAAACGTTTGCCCACCAGTGGGCAGCTTGGTGCTGTTTGAGCGCTTGTTGATTTGGTAAAATATTGCCTGCATGCTGCTCACCTTCTTATAAAATAACCGACGGGCCAAAGCCCGCCGGTGCCGGTCAGGACTTGGAGGGGTCTGCGTCCTTGTGCATGGTGGTTTTCAGGGTGGAGGCTTTGGCCGCGCGGCCCGTGCTGGGCGCGGTCACGTCGCCCTCCGTCATCAAAAACAGGACGGCGTTTTCGGTAAAATCGTCGTACCAGCTCCACCCGTAATGATACCAGAAATTGGTATACAGGCCGCGGGCGTTCATCGGCGTGGGGACGACGCGGGACAGCTTCGGAGTGTACCCGATTGCATCCCAGTCCAGCAGACAGCCAAACACGTTGGTCAGCTGCACGGCTGCATTTTTGGTTGCCACGCCTGCGGTACTGGTAACAACAGGGGTTGCGGCGATCGTTTCCCGGTCGTCGATGTCCTGCCAGAACGTGACCTGTTCCGCGTCACGGTACCGGAGCATGTCATCGTGAAATACCTCCGGAATAACGCGGGCATCAATCTGGCTCTGGGTGCCGCTGTACAGATACAGGTGCTGGCGATCATACGGGGTATGCCGCATAATGTTGTAAGTCTTGCTGCCGATCGTCCAGTTCTGGTGCCAGTTGATCGTGCGTTCTTTCATCAAGCGAGAAATGTCGTTGATACGCCCGTATGCAAACTTAGCAAATCCGGGGAAATTGGCCTCTTTGTACACGTCGGCAACCGTGAGCTTGGTGCCCTGCTGGGCGTTGTACTCATCCAGCAGGTAAATAACGCTTTTGGGGCTGGTGACGGTCATGCCGGTGAGGTGGTTGGCCATCAGGTTGTTGGCCAGGTTGCGCCGGTCGGCCTCAATCTGGTTTGACAGATGGAGGACAAAAGAGGACCAAAACTGCGCCAGCTCTTCCGGCCCCTTAAATGCCGCCTGCATTTGGGTGTCGGCCTGGGTATACACGCGGCTATAGTTGGTCTGGCCGTAATAGTTGGTCTGCAGGACCTGGGGCTTGTGTACCTCGTACATGTCGACGCTCTGGCCATCTTCCAGCGCCCAGGCTTTATCGGTCACCGGGTCCGAATCGCAGAAATTGATCTTGCGGACATGGTTGGCCCAGTCGTCGCCGGTAACCTGCAGGCGCTTCATCGGCGCGTCATAGGGCCGCACCGCAAAAATAGTGCGGCCCAGCACCTGGCTGATTGCCTTGGTGTAGTTGTCGGGGCCGGTCAACAGTGTGGCCTGCGCGACAGACACAAAACTGGACGTGTCCACGATGGGCGACGTGGGCTCCTGGCCGGTTGCCTTCTTATTGATCTCGGTCAAAATTGCGGCAATGTCCGCAAAACTCATACCAAGCGGCATCTTATTTTACCTCCTGCCCAAAAGTGGGGTCAATAATCCGGGCCGTCACCGTGCTTGCATCGGCTGCGGGCTGCTGCTGGATACCAAGGCCCAGCGCGTTGGCCTGCATCGTCTGGGTCATGGTCTGCATTGCCTGGGTGGTGGACTGCTGGCCCTGCAAAATCTGCTGCAGCAGAGCTTCAAGGCCATCATACTGGCCGACGGGCTGCGGGGCGGGCTGCGGTGCGATCTGCTTGGCGGGCGGAGCCGCCAACGGCGGGACCTGCTGCGGGATAGCAGGATTCTGCACAGCTGCGGGGGCCGTCTGCGCGGGCTTGTCCATGGCTTCAATCTCGGCTTTGGTGTACCCGGCCATGGCAAGGGCCGCTTTTTCACTGATTTTCAACTTTTGTCGCCTCCATTACAACGTAAGTTTCATGGGCCAGGCACTTAATCACCTGGTCTTTGTCACCTTTGGTGACGGGACCCACGGCACAGCACTGCCGCGTGTGGGCATCGTTGGCCCAGTCACTGTAGTAGCCCAGGTCCAAACGGGTGCACAAGTCAGCCAGCAAGTATGCACGTTCGTTAGTAATCGACTGGGCAAAAATAATATAGCATCCCATGGCGATCACCCTTTTTTAATGTCGTCCAAGGCCACACGCATTTCAGTAATAGCTGCCGTGTTTTCCTTGACAACCGTGTTGCACTGATACCACATCAGCAAAAATGCCGCGATCGGAAAACCCACGTTAGAAATAGCCTGCAAAACAGTGTTAGCATCCATTTTATGCACCTCCGTAAAAAAATATGAATAGAATAAAATCCCCGGTTCTTGCGCTGGCTGACGCATGCCCGCCCCTTCTGGGGGCTGCCTTTGGGCACCGGGGATTATCTTTATTATATTCGATTGTTGGATAAAGTCAAGTATTGCTGCAGTATTCGCGGAAAAAGATTTCGTCCGAATACCGTTCAAACTCAATCTGCCGCTGCAGATACGCGGGCCAGATATACCCATAAGCGGCGCGGAATCGTTTGCGCTCATAGTCGCCGGTGCCGTACATTGGCATTTCGCCGGAGCGGTGCCGACATACATAATAGACGGGTTTGCTTTTATGCTCGTAGATACAGCACCGGCCAATCTGCACAAGGGGGTAATATTCGCGCAAGGGGCGGGACGCCACCAGGCTTTTTTCCTCTGCGCTGTACTGGTTTTCAATCGCGGACCGGTAAAAGTCGGTACCGCTCATGGACCGGTACAGGGCGGTATTTGCTTTTTCCTTGGCTATTGGGCTATCCACCAAGTCAATAAGCAAAATGCCCTTGTCTTTTAACAGCTTGACGCGCTCTTTCTTGCCGATCATCTTTTCGACCGTATCTGTGATATCCCATTGCATATAATAGGGGTTTGCCATGCCCACGGCATTGGACATGCACAACAGCGTGATGGGCTTTTGCCCTTGCAGTTCTCGGTTGCGGTTGACCGTTTCGTATATGTTCGCCAGGCCCACGCCCTCACCGCGCCGGTAATAGTCGGATTCCTCCTTTTGATACTCGTCTAAAATTATAATATCAGTGTTGGGGCTCGAAAAGCCACGGGTGCGGGCCATTGTGACGACATTGCCCAGCACCCCCGATATCTGCGCCGGTCGAATAGGTACCCCGGTGTCAGTATAGGCCCCTGCGTTGCCCACCTCGTACATGCCCGCAATTTTCGACATCTTAAAGGGTGCATAATGGGTTTGTAAGTCGTTGTTAAGCGGGGACCAGGGCCACATAAGCGGAGATGAGCAGATCAGCTCCGCTTGCTGCGGCGTGCGGCGCAAGTACAAAAACTCTTCCTCTTCTTCGTGCACGTGCTTGAGGGCTCCATACGTTTTGCCGGTGCCGCGCCCGCCCCAAATAAAAATGATGGGGGCCCCGGTGGACAAAATGCCGTCAGTCTCCGAAAAGTTCGGCCAGCCCTCGTCTGTGTATAGCTTAATCATGCAAGCACCCCCACTGTTCGGCCATAGCGTTTGCAAGGCCTTGCGGCGTTTTCGATGCAACCTTACCGCGCCGTTTGCCCTGGCACCTGGTATCATAATACCACTGCGTTTGTCGCTTTTGTTTTCCGGTCTTTTTATCAATCCACACATAATACCCAAAATCCGGTTTTTCCGTAACCGTCGGAATCAGTTTCGGTAAGCCGATCAACCACAAACAAGTCGTTTTTTGATAGTCTTCGCCAAAATACCACGGCTGCACGATCTGAGTAGGTTTGCGGTAACAGGTGGACATAATGCCGACCGGGTTTTCTATCGCAATGCGCTTACACTTTGCAATCGTAAAGCGCAAAAAGAACTGTTTAGAACGCTCTTGACTACCATCGGCACGCTTCCTGGCAAAACTCCGTGCACCACTGGCCGCCAAGTCAGTGCATGGGGGGAACGCTATAATCATATCCCATTCACTAATAATACGGTGCGGCTGCCCGTCCATCGTCCGGAACGTGCAATCTCCATCAATCAGCGGCAGAACATCCCCCAATATATGCCACTCCGGGTGCCCACCGGATGGCTCCTGAATATCTGCACTGTATGCTTCATGCCCGCGGGCTCTGAACGCTTTGCAGACAGCCTGCGATTCTTCACATGCGACTAAAATTTTCATATTACACGACCTCCATGATCTTGTACCCCAGTATCTTGGCGTACTCATCGGTTATGCCCAGGGTGTAGGTGTTATCACAAATACATAGGTTACGGGTTATGTGTACCGTGTGCCCATCAACCACAAAGTCTGGCACCTTTGGCCGATCATTATAAATGACCTGGTTACCAGCTGCCAGGCAAAACGTAAAGCCTGGCTTAAAGGCATCAAACCCACCCCAAAGGGCCAACTCCAGCCCACCTTTGCGCTTACTCACTCCGGCTATTGTGGTAGTAATTCTGCCGCCTTTGGTGTAGGTGGTTGCGTATTTTTTGGCACCCCAGGTCATAAACTCTGCATAACTGTGTTCTTGTTCATACACGCCCATATAGTGTGTATGCCCTTTGGGGTCCGTCGCACAAGCACCATTATCTTTAGCCAGCTGCTTCACGGCCCGGTTAAACTCTGTCAAGTCAATGTCGCCCATGTATTTTACACTGTCCGTGTCACAGTACACGCCATTCTTGCCTGCGGCCCACTGGGCGATCTTGAGGCGCTTGCGTGTGTGGGCCGTGGTCCACACGCCCCACTGATATGGCAAAAACAAATGCGGGCAGTGATCGTTATAGCTGCCCTCCGGGTCGTCGGTGCACTCACTCCACAGGTTGTCGGGGTCGTCCTCGTCAAAAAGTGTGTCCAGCTGCAGCGGGTCTTGTGCTGTCATGCCGTAATAGCTGTTAAGGTCACCTTTGGATTTGACATAGTACAACTCTTGACCGACCACGCCTTTTAGGGACGTTTTGCCGGTGTAGCTCTCTTTGACGCAATCTGTCAAGGGCTTTGGCAGCTTGCCATAGTCGGACGTGTACAAGTCCAGCACATTAAGAGCATCCCAGTCGTACTCCTTGGCGATAATCCTAAAATCAATATCGGTTATGGTGATCTCAAAGTGATCTGCAGACAGTAACCGGCCGTTGTCGTTTACATACCCCTCGCAGTGTCGCACCTTTGCAAGGGGAATGTATGGAAAGCCCCACCACTTATACCGTTGCCGCAATCCTTTGATCTGTAGGCGCATCAGGCATGCCTTGCCGTGCCGCATACATTGCATAAGCCGCTGCACCGTGGCAGGTTCCTGCCTAAAAGGGGTCATCGGAAAATAGCATTCGCACTGCACTGCGGGGTAGGCGCTTGACATGTCGACGGACCCGACGTTCTCAAGATGCAGCCCAACATAATACCGATTTGCATGAGTGTCACCGCCCCGGAATGCCTCGCGCAACATCTGGTATAGTTCCCAGGTCGGCAATAGGCGCTTGACCCGGCTGATACCCCATTTGTACATTGCCTGCCTTGCCATGCGTCGGACGTATCCGGTGCGCGTTAATGGCAGAGTGTACAAATCATCACCGTCGCGCTCCATCTCAATTAGCAAGCACTCTACAATGCACCGCACATCATTGATGCAGTACGCTAGTTCTGTAGATGTCAACGGGGTCCAGGGGTACCGGACTTTGGAGTAGTCAAGGGTGCCTGTTAATTTTGCATGAGGTGCCCCAAGCTGTTTGCCCCAAGCGTCAAGGGACAAATTGCTATGCCGCATACTGCACCGGTATTCTATGGCGCGGTTGTCACATTTCAGCACTCGGCGGGGCTTGCTGGCAAACACTTCACCGGGGCCAAAAGTCATGACCCCGGAAAGGTACTGAAACTCATGGGCCAGGTTATGCACATACATGCACAAATACCAGTTGCCTTGTGGGCCACTATTGGCCCGCAAGTAATCGCTGATCGTGTCGGTAAAATGCAGCCATTCATCCCAAGTACGGCCTATAATGGTAATATCTAGGCCTAGCTGGCATTGCCAGATATACATAATGGTATGGGGGTTTCCGTCTGCATCGGCACAAACTCGGCTGGTCTCAATATCAAACGCGCACGGCATATTAACGTACAGCCGTTTTTTGTTGGTCTTGCGCTTTTTGCCCTTGGTGTGCTTGCAGTCCAAGTGCTCCATGAGCCATGGGACAGGATTGTAATTACAAGCCTCCACCAAAACCTCCGCGCAGGTCGGCAGAGCTGCTGCCCTCGCTGTATTCCCAGTCTTTGCCATAACTGACCTCACCTTGCTGCCATTTGACAAAATCGTCAATGCTGACATTATAACCGCCTTTTTCTCTCCAGTACATGACTGGCTGATCTGACGGATAATAATACACGCCGGAGGCTTTGACGATCTCCCACCATTCTGACAGGGCCGTGTACTGATCTTCGGGGACCTCGGACACGTCAATGCCGCCGACTTTCATTTTTTCGGCAAATTCCTCACGGGCCCCGCCCACGGTGGACCCCTTGGCGCGGACAAACCGCGCAACATCGGCAAGGGCTTGTTCCAGAGCTTTACGATCTCCGCGCATTGCTTTGATGGTGGGAAAGCCTCCGGCAAATTCTTTGTAAATGTCGCTCGTGCTGCTGATCGGGTCCTTTGACAAGCGCTTGATACGTTTCTGGGCAATGTCACGCAATCGCGTGTATTCCTTGCGCATCTCACTGTCCGGCCAGGATTCCAGAGC